GGAAGCCGATAAGATGAATAAAGAAAGGGTATTAAGTGGTCAAAAACCCTTAAAGATATTTGAAAATCTTTTGGGAAATATTGATAGGTTAATAATGAATTATAAATTAGTCAATTTACGTGAACCTTTTCTAAACACTGAAGCAAGAGAAGAACTGGAACAGCTTAAAATGCCATTAAATCCTACTGACAGAGGAAGTAAGAACCTCATTAAAATGATGAATGAAGACGAATTTCTTACAATATATACAGGCACATTTCCGAATTACGTTGAACCATTTTATGTGGTTATAGAGCATGAGAAAGAATTACTTAAGGAATACAATAAAAATATTAAGCCTAATTCCTGAAAAAGTCTTTCATCTTTGCTTATTTCAATCTATATTTGTAGTTAGTATTAACAATTTAAAAAATAAACTCCATGAACGAAAAAAGCTATAATAATACATTCAGATTTGTCTTAATGCAAGGCAACGTATTATTGTGTGAAAAAGTTTTTGATGCAGACAAGTTCAACCCATTTACAAGGTATTCCATAGACATAAGGGATATCTTACCTCGTGCAATTACCAAATTGCAAAAAACTCTTTCAAAGAAAAAATATGATATAATTTATGATTGTGGCAATAATGCTTATTATGATTTATATCATTATACCCAGGATTTGATTGATTCATATCCTCAAAAATACAGAAACGAAATGAAATATGCTCCACAAGCAATTGTTCAGCAAATCGAAGAAAAAACAATCAGGGGTGTAGAATGTAAAATAGGTCTCTATATTAATGAAAATCCTATCGTAGAACGTTTGTTTTATGTTGATGGGTTCAATCCTGTTGCAAGATGGTCGCTTGATGTAGTTGAAGCAGTAGTCGAAATCACAAATACTATTGCCGCAAAAATTATGATTAGTGACGAAAAAAATATGTGGGATGATTATGATTTAATCAATGTTAGGGGAATGTCGATTAATCAAATCAGAGAACTTTCTCTGGGAAAAAGAGAAGAATTGCTCAGAAAAATGAGAAGGTAGTGGAGTACTAATAATACTGGCAGTTGTCGGTTGTTTTCATTGTAGGGTGTTAATTATGTTTTTTTGTGGTTTTTATTTCTTTTATATTACCCGACAACTGCCTTTTTTTCCTAAACACATATTTTAATGAGCGAAAATACAGAACATACTTTAACAGCATATAAAGGTCCGGAATTTCAACAAAAATTGATGTGGCAATTGCTGGTGGAACCAGAATATGCCGAAAAAACAATTCCAATTTTAGCGGTAGAGTACTTTGATGACCCGAATTTCAAGAAATTATTTCTCATCATCTTGGAATACATGAAACTTTATGGTAAAGTACCAAATCTGCAGAATCAGAGTATCAAACAAGCAATAAACGAATTTAAAACTCCCAATAATGTTATTGAGGAAGAATCTCTTTTTGCCGTAGTTGAAAGAATTAGACTGTGGAACGAAAGAATTCTTAATGAGTCATTAATGCATGATGGCGAAGTAGTTCAAGAATCGACTACAATGTTTATCAAGCAACAGGAATACCGTAAATTTGCAGAAGAAATTCTTATAAAAGTTAAAAACGGTCAAATAAAAGACAAATATGCTGTTGCCGAGATTGAAGAAAGACTTCGTAAAATTTCGTTAATTGGTAATAAGGAAGATAATGGTATTGACGTTACTGAAAGTCTTGAAAAAGCACTGAGAAAAGAGTTCCGTAAAACAATACCTACGGGTGTTAAAACAATTGATAGTCTTACTGGTGGTGGATTGGGTAAGGGTGAAATTGGATTAATTCTTACTCCGACAGGTGTTGGTAAGACAACTCTACTTACCAAAATTGCAAATACTGCTCGTGAAAATAATTATAATGTACTGCAGATTATATTTGAGGACACAATTGAACAAATTCAGAGAAAGCATGTTACAATTTGGACAGGAATTGCTTTGAGTGAACTTGATGAAAGAAATGATGAAGCATTAGAAAAATCACGTAAACACATTAATACAATGGGACCTGGAAAACTAACAATAAAGAAGTTTAGTCAGGAAGATACCACTATGCGGGATGTTAAAGACTTTATTATTAGAGAACAAAAAAGAACGGGTGTTAAATATGATATAGTTGTACTTGATTATCTCGATTGTCTTGAGTCTCATAAAAGAGCACCAGACCGTAATGAAGCCGAACTCGTAATTATTAAATCATTTGAAGCTATGGCAAGTGATTTAGATATTCCATGTTGGTCTGCAATTCAAAGTAACCGTTCTGGTATTGGTGCTGAACTTGTAGAAGCACAACAAACTGGTGGTAATATTAAAAGAGTACAGAAAGCACATTTCTTTATGTCAGTTGCTAAAACTCCCGACCAACAGGAAGCAAGTCTTGCAAGCATTAGAATTATCAAAGCAAGAATGGTTAAAGATGGTCAGACATTTAAAGATTGTATATTCAATAATGATACAATGCAAATCATTATTAATGACCCAAGATATGTTGGTACTGCTAATGATGCTAAAAAGAAACTTGCTTATGATGTAATTGCTGAAAATATTGAAAAACATGCAGGGGGTAGTGGATTGATAAATGTGGCTTTAAGTGCAGCATTGCCCGATACTTCCGAAGACCCATTAGAAAAAGATATGCGTGATAGATATATGAAAGACAATAATATTGTAGAACCACAAACTGAAGAAAAAAAGACTGTAACAGAAGAAATTGTAGATTTTGGGGGTGTAATATATAATGAAGAAAAAGAACAGCCGATATATACTGTAAAAGAAAAAAATGACTTAATTGAAATTATTGAAGATGTACCTATTGAAGACGTACCTATTGGAAATATTGATGGTGTAAATGAGGGAATAAGTGAGGGTGTAAATGAGGGTGTAAATGAACCAATACTGGAATTGACAGGTGATGTCGAAATTGCAAAAACGACTGAAATTGACGTAAAACTGGAAGAAACTAAACCGAAAATAGAGCCTCAAATTGCGGAAGAATCGAAAAAATTTACTGTAATTAAGAAAAAAATTGACTTAGATGAACTGGAAAAAAGAATGCTAATTAACCCTGATGATGTGAGTCCTGCACAAAAAAATATGCACGATTATCTCGTCAAACTACGTGTAAATGATGAAGTTGTGAAAAAAGAGTGAAAATTTTTTATAAATTTTAATACTTTTTTCTGCACAACACGTATTTATATTCCCAGACGATTATAAAAATTTTTTTTTATTTTTTTTGAAAAACACTTGCACAAGAAAAAAATGTGTATTATGTTTGCATCGTCTTAGGACAAATGTTCTTTTAAACTTTGAAAATGATATATGGGGAAGTATGCGAATAAAAATTCAAAAATACTATCGTAATACTCCTATGGAGAACTGGTTGTGTTTACAGAAAAGGTACAGCAGATTGTCTATGAAACAGTTGATTGTGGGTTCATATCCCGCCTTCCCCACCATATAAAAAGGAAACTGTGTGTTATTACAGAAAATTAGCTCAGTGTAGAGCGTCCGCTTTTCAGGCAGAAGGTCGTGGAGTCAAATCCATATTTTTAACAAAAACAATAACAAACGAATTATCCTTTTAATTTTATAAAATGTTCTTTGAAAACTATGGTTCGATTTAAAAGTCCGCAGTATTTATAATAAATATGTATTATGAATAATTGTTTGAATTGTGGAAAATTGGTAAAAAATAAATTTTGTAATGTTTCTTGTCAAAATGAGTTTCAAAATACTCAAAAAAATGATAAAAAATATGGTAAGTTTGTTGATTATTCGGTTAAATGTATTTCATGTACTAAAATTTTTATTGTAAATGAACGTGAAAAACTACACCCACAAAAGAAAATATATTATTGTTCACGAGGCTGTGCTAATAAGAGAGTACTTTCACAAGGAACAAAAGATAAACTTTCATTAAAAAATAAAAAGGTTAAATTTATTAATTGTGAATATTGTGGAAATAGTTTTGAGCAGAAGAAAGTAAACCAAAGATTTTGTGGACATTCATGTGCCACAAAATTCCGAATGCCACTGAAAGGGTATGAAAGAATTGGTGGTTTATGTTCGGTAAAATCACAAAATAAAAGAAGTAAAAACGAAATATATTTTGCTAAATTATGTTGTGAGAAATTTAAGTTGGTTCTTTGTAATGAGCAAATTTTTAATGGATGGGATGCAGATGTAATTATTGAAGATTATAAAATTGCAGTATTATGGAATGGTGCTTGGCATTATAAGAAAATATCGAAAAATCATTCATTATTACAAACAGAGAATAGAGATAAATTAAAAATTAAAGAAATTATTGGTTGTGGGTATGAACCATACGTTATAAAAGATTTAGGAAAATTTGATAAATCCTTTGTAAGAAAGGAATTTGAAAATTTTGAGACGCATATAGCGGGGTAGAGAAGCGGCATCTCACGAGCCTCATAAGCTCGGAATCACAGGTTCGAGTCCTGTCCAACGCTACAAATGAAATTTAAAGGTAACGGCATACACTCCGTTGAAAGTAAGTCAGAAGAAGACTGCGCCAGTAGATTTCGAATGAAGAACTGGTGGTTTTTACAGTAAATTTGACGGCAAATCAGAAACCTACGAAAACAAAACCAACGAAATTCTTCAAAACTTATAAATGTTCTTTAAAAATACAAAGGGAAAACGAAAAGTGTTTACAGTAATTTCGGTGGTTCGAATCCATCATTGTCCCAGTGGGATGATTAGACAAGCGGTTAAGTCAAAACTCTATGAAAGTTTGAAAACAAATACAAAAAATACTTTTAAAATATTCCCTATCTTTTAAAGTGGAACGGATATGCCAACGTTAATCGGGCAATTAAAAGTCCAACCCACTTGAAGTTTTTAGGTTGTCGGTATCAGAGTGTTTTTTACAAAAAACGGGGCATACCGCCTAACATTTAATGGTTAAGAATGGTTTTCCTTGACAGAAGTGCCGAGGTTTTTCATAAAAAAGAAATAATTGCTGTGTCTAAGTTAAGCCAGGTCTTTCATCGGACAGGACTTTTTTTCGGCAGCAATTTACAAAGAAGAACTTGTTGTGAATACAGTAGATTGAAACATGTAATCCCGTCCATTGAGAGGCGGGACAAACTTACCAAATTACAACTAAACTTCTTCTCCTTATAGAGAAGGGTAGTTTTTCGATGATGAAATGGGTGGGGACTTAACGCAGAAATGTGTTAACTCACCCATTTTTTTTATCTTTTTTCAGAATTTTTGTTACATTTCGGATTTAATTATGTATAATTGCACACTGAAATGTTTTTTATTAATAATTGTAAAATTTAAACATCATTCAAAATGGAAAAATTGGTATTAACAAACAACATGCTCGTAAGCGTTAAGCAGTCATTGATTGACGGTCTTACAATAGCATCTGGCAGCAAGTCATCAGCAACCTACTACCATAGCAGGGACGAGCAGATGAAGGCTCTCCAGAAGGAAATTAAGAAGATGTACGGTCTTTCTAAGGAACTCCCATTGATTGTAGCAAGTCAAAAGGGTGCAACCGGACAGTTCGTATCAGAGGTACTTTTAAACGAATTTAAAAATACCTTGAAGGGTGGAGCATGTAATATTGTCAATCCAATTGACTGGTATGATAATGGACTTAGTGATAAGGCAGTTCTTACTGCACTTAATAACTTAGGTGAAAATGGTATTCCATACGTATTACGTCTTTTCATTGATTTGAAGGACTCAAAGATTAACAACGAAAGGTCAAGGAAAATCATACTTGGCTTTATTTGGGGTCAGTCTAACCTGGAATTCTATGCACTGAAGTACCGTAATAAAATTGCTAAAATTTTACGCCACGTTTACGGTGTTAAGATGACATCAGTGTTGTTATCAATTGCTCAGAAGCAAATAGGCACTGGCGGTCATTTAATTACAACCGGAAAGGAAACTACTATTGTCAATGACGATATTATGAAGTACTTCAACGGTGATGTAATGAAAGCATTGAAGCTGTTACTTTTCTTATTCAAAAGAGAAGCACAATATACTTATAGGTCAACTGAATTTCCACTTTTGTCAGAATATCAGAAGGCAAAGATTGACATTACTAATGTAAGTTCAGTTCCGGAAGAAATTCTTCTTGGTATGGTTGCATGTACTTCACACCCTCAGTACCACGCATTGTGGTCAACTAAGGCACAGAGAGAAGCTACAAAGGGATTAATTCGTAAGAATGTTACGGTTACTTCTGTAAACCAGCAGGTTCGTCAGACAAAATCAACTGCAAAGTTGGGTGTTGAAAAACATGTTGACTTGGAAAAGGCAACGGACTTCCTTGCACTTTACAAGACCGGATACGAGACCAGTTTTACTGATGAAATTCGTTCTGCAATTGTAAAACTTGCAAAGAAAAAGAAAATCGAAGGATTTTTCTACCAAAACATCGGTATTATTCTCGATGACTCAATTTCAATGACAGGTAGTAAGGTAGAATCAAAGAATACTCCAAAGGCAATTGCTGATTTTACTTCATTGGTTCTTATGGCTTCGGCAAATGAATCTAATAGAGTAGATACCAAAGGTTTTGCAAGTGATATTGCAAGTGCATTTATCGAACTTTTGAAAGAAGAACGTTCTAATAAACCATACGATGCAATCTTCATCTTAACCGATGGTTACGAGAATGCTTATGATGGATTGACTAACGAAGTTATTTCAATCTGGCAGGCAGAAACTCAGAGGAATATTCCAATATTCCAGATTTCACCGATTACCAGTGCTGAAATGGGTGCTAATGTAAGAAAATTAGGTACGGGAGTTGTCACAATGGCAGTTAACAATCCTATTGCATTACAGCCACAGATTAACGCAAGACTGTTGGAAATCGATACCAAACGTTGGCTTGAAAATCAGGTTCGTGCTCTTGAAGCAGCTCCTGTTAAGAGAACAAAAAAAATTAGTATTAACGCTTAATAAATATGACCATGAATACTCGTGAATTTACAGAAATGTTGAAAGGTTGCCGTCCGGTCAAAGACAAGGATGGTAACATCGTAGTCCAAAGTATTTTAAACATGCAGATTGTATGCTTAACTACTGACAATGAAAACTCATTGGATGAGCGTTTCGCAAATCCATTGACTGCACTTGTTGCAGGTAACAATTCTTATGGTCAGATTGGTTTCACCAATAGAGAAAATAAGGAAGTAATTGTGCCTACACAAATGGCAGTTATTACCAAGCAGAGTGCTCAGAACCACGGTATGACCAAGGCGGGTTATCTTGCTAAAATGGCAAGTGTAACTTATAATGATGCAGGTTGCGTACAGGGTTCGCAGTGCGGTACTTTCCGTGGAACTCAGGAATTTCGTATGATTCCCGTAACTATGCGTGAAATGATATTTGATACTGTTGGTCAGCCTCATAACCTTGCAAGGATTTATCCTGCAGTTGAAAAGTTAGGTCATGATACTGGCTCAGGTACTGGAAAATACCTTGACGTTTATTTTTCAAAGTATGACAAGAAACTCGATGAGTTCATTGCCCACTTTGAACGTCCAAAGAATCTTATTGGTATCATCGTTTTGATTGATGGTGAAATTGTTGCAGTTGACAAGTTTCCTTCGTTCACATACGCTGAACAGGTATGGGATTTAATGATAAGGGATTGCTATGGTTCACTTGCAATTATATCAGAACTTAATCACAAGACTGCAGGTTATGCATTCACCGAAGCATACGAAGACGTGAAGAAAACACATCAAGAAAATGTTATCGACATGCTTGAAAAGGCATTAAAGAAAACTAAAAAGTCTATGACTGACAGTGTAACTGAAAAAATTCAAGAAATTATGAACCTTGAATTCGATGCAACTCTTGATACAGAGGGTAACCCTTCTGCTACAAGCAAAGCACCAAAGAGTTACATGCTTAAGACCGATGGTTATATCGGACAAGTAATTACTGAAAACGAATTTAACCATATGGTTTCTATAGTTAAGAGGGAAAGGTTCAATCCTAACGCTCTGAGAGAAGTAAACGAACTTCGTAAGAAGGCACGTAAACAAGATAGATTTAGTCTTTAATTAGGCTTAGACAGACGTTTTTATATTCGAACCCCGTAGGAGAAATCTTACGGGGTTTTTTATTTTATATATGTCAGAGTTTTTAATGTGTTTCTATTGTATTTATTATAAATAAAACCGAACCCCAAAGTTCGGAATTGCTAATTAGGGGTACGGCTTGCAGTTACGAAGAAATGAAAAGAAAAATGCACACATATAAACAAAATTATAACTCGTTTTTTGAACCCGAATTAGATATTATTGAAATAAATTGTGAGAAGAAGAATAAATCATTAACAACAATACAATTCATTGAAAGAGCAGTTAAAGTTCATGGTGATAGTTTTGATTATTCGAAGAGTGAATATATTAATATGTCAACTAAAATTACTGTTACATGTAAAAAACATAACATAGAATTCACGCAAACCCCAATTAATCATTTACATGGTCCAATTGGTTGTTCTATTTGTAATAAAAATATTAGACCAAGAATTGTGCGTAAAGTATTCATTAAACCAGTAAATAAAAAAAATATGATAATTAGTAGTACTGGTGAAAAGTTAATTGAATTTTGGTTGAATAAAAATCACATTAAATATGAAAGACAAAAAACTTTCAGTAAATGTAAGAACCAAAGAAAGTTAAGATATGATTTTTATTTGCCAAATCAAAACGTACTTATTGAATATGATGGAAGACAACATTTTAAATCTATTGAATGTTTCGGTGGAGAAAAAGAATTTAAATTAACAGAAATTAACGATAGAATAAAAAATGAATTTGCCGTGAACAATAATTTAAATTTATTGCGAATCCCGTATACTGAAAGAAAAAATCTTTCGGTGATACTGAAAAATAATATAGTGAATTAATAATTAAAAACATATGACATTTTTCGCACGTCCGAACCTTAGTGATGAACAATTTAAGCAATTAAGTGGAACTACACTAACATTATCGGGTCAGACAAAAATAGTAAATGCTAATGGTTTGGCAATTGCAGATGGTAGCGGTAATACAATACAAATTAGTGCAAAAGGTGCTGCTATTGGTAGAGTGTTAACATATGATGCAGGTACTAATGAAATTAAATTTAGTGCGCCATCATCAGGTGCAAGTACTGGAATCTATACTGGTTTATCTCCTTCTACTTGTACAGTAGGTGGAATGCCTGCAGGTACTTCACTTAGCGGAGTTTGTATAACCAGCATACTTCAATGCATATTAGTACCAACATTAAATCCAACCGTCAATCCACCTGCATTCAGTTACAGTATTAGTCCTATAAATGGAACTTGTTGTGAAGTAGGTTCATCGGTTAGTATTACAGGTTGTTTGGTATTTAACAGAGGTTGTATTTTTCCACAATATTGTGGCACTTCACAATACAGAAGTGGTTTACCTACAATACATAAATATATGGACATTTCAGGCACTACATACTGTTGTGTTTGTACTGCTTTAAGTGGTTCACTTCTAATGCCATCACTTTCAATTCATTGGGGCAATAATA